TGCTGAGATTATTCCTTTTTACGATGTCCGCCAGAAGGACACCGCCGGAATAATTCTGAAATGGTGCGGCCATTTCTTATTCAGGATTGAGGTTTGCGGGGTTCAAGTCACGGACTTGAGGTGGTGTCCCACGGGGACTATTTACCTGCCTCTCTCTTGAGCACGGCTGCAAGATCGGGGTCGGTAGCTTCCAAGGCCATTTGCCTGGTTAAGTTAATACTACCTTCCAACCAAGGATTAGCGATACCTGCAGCACCAGCAGTTCCTGTAGTTGGCTTAGCACCCATACCAGCTTGAGTGCTGGGTTTGAAGTGATGCTCATAACCAGAGCCAGGATTTTTCAGCTTGGCCAAATAGACATTGATGTCTTCTTCGACACCGCCATTCAGCACTTTGATGCTGCCGTCTTCAGTCTTGGTCAGGTTGTTCTGAACCAGCTGCAGCATCTGGTTGGCATTGATCGCACCAGCTTCGCTAATCGCAGACAGCGCAGTCGTTTTCATGGCTGCGGTTTCGTTGGAAGCCCGAAGATCCAACAACTTGCGTTCTAGGTCAGCGATCTGTTGATCCTTTTCCTGAGCAGTTTTGTTGGCCTCTTCCCAGAGATCCTTCCACTGGCCCTGGTCCTCAAGCGTTTTACGCCTGTCGTCTTTTTGTTTTTTATACACCTCATCTAACTTGCCTTTGACGCCTTGGAACTTTTCCTCGGCTTCACTGGCACGTTGTTGAAGCGCTTTGATCTGCTGCTCGTAGCCAGAAACATCAATGTTGACAGTGTTTGCAGTCTCAGCCACGGGCTGTTCAGGTGACGCCACGGGCGTCTCCTGGATGACTTGTTCTTCCATCACTAGAAGTGAATTTACTCTTCTACCTTACTGGCTTTTGTTTTCTTGGTTGCTTTAGGTTTGGCAGCAGGTTTTTCAGCTGGTTCTGCTTTCCTTTCAGAAGCAGGATCCCAAGAGTCAACAAGCTCCCACTTGTAAGAGCCGTCAGCCTGCAAAACCCTGTCTAAAGACTTAGCCATGACTAAAAAGGTGTTTGTGTAAGTCTAAACCGTGCCACCAAGCTCATCCACGGTAGCCGGAGAGAGGTTCAGCCAAGCGCTGCCGTTGTAGCCCTCAAAGCGGTTTTCGGTGGTGTTGTAACGGATCGCGCCTGTTGCTGGAGATCCAGGACGTTCGGCTGTAGTGCCGACAGCCACAAACGCATCTGAGCCAGCTGCGCCTGTAGCCCCACGAGGAATAGAGATGTCAAAAACTGCAGCAGAAGATGTGCCGCTGTTTGTCACCGTGACTGAAGAACCTACTGCTCCGGTCGTGACTGTTCCAACAGCAATCGTTGCAGCTGCACCTGCAGCGCCTGTTGCGCCAGTGGCACCAGTCAGTCCTGTATCACCTTGTGGGCCTTGAGCGCCGGTAGCGCCTTGTGGTCCTTGTGGGCCTGTTGCACCATCAGAGCCATCTGCACCGTCAGCGCCTGCTGGCCCTTGAGGACCAGTGGCACCAGTTGCTCCGGTTGCGCCTGTAGCGCCAGTGGCTCCTGTTGGTCCAGTTGGACCTTGCTCGCCTTGAGGGCCTTGAGGGCCTACTCCAGCGGCAAGCGTTCCATCAGCATTAACTTCTGTCCTTGGGGCGGTAGGACGTGGAGTTCCGCTTTGATCTGATGTCCCAATAGCGACAGGTTGTCCTGCCCAGCCAGCCTCAGTCTTTGGTCCGTACAGACGTTTGGTCAGAATGTCGATGTAAAAATCGCCATTTGTGCCCTGCTCACTCGGTGGACCAACACCTGAGTGCATACTGTTGATCTCACCAACCTTTTTGGCGAGCTTTACCAGAACAGCTACTTGAGCGAGGGTGAGGCCGCTTTGATCTGCCATCGTTTTATTGCATTAAAGCGTTGATCAGAAGATTGATCTGATCTTCCGATGGACCTTGTTCTACTGGCTCAGGAGCAGGTTCAGGTTCAGGAGCAGGCTCTTTAGTGGGTTGCTCTGCAGCAGTGGGCAAGATTTCGCCTTGCACCAGCATGTCGCGGAACTCATCACGGCTGATCACCTCATCTTCAAACAGCTGACCCATTGCTGCAATATCTTGGCCAATCAGGCGTTGCAGATCAAAGTCACGGCTGATCTTTACTTCGGGTGGCTCAAGACCCAAGTAATCAGCAGCAAGGTTGTAAGCCTTTTGCAAGCCAGACTCCAGATCCATCGACACCATCGACAGCATTGAATTGGTGTCAATCCGATCCAGACGACGAGCATCAGCAGATTCAGCAACAAACTTCTGTTGGCTCAGCGTGCTGATGCCGAGTGTCGCCATCTGCTGCTGTAACTCCTGGATTTCCGATGATTGCGCCTCAAACGCGCTTGCCGCAGGCTCCACGTAATAGACCTTGTTACCCGGCTGGGTCGCCATCGCGTAATTAACGCTGATAGCCATGTCCTTCGTCTGGTCATCCCATCCTTCGAGGACGAGCATCGGCTGCGAAGCGATGTGGAGACTGTGGATAAGATCCGCTTGCCGTTGATAGTGGGCCAAATTGAGATGAGCAATGTCCAGTAGCGGTGGCTTACTGGTCAACGTATCGGTTTTATTTGCATAAACCGTCACCAATGGAATTTGACCAAGCGAGAAATCGCCTGATTCAACCAGCTCGTACTGCGCTGTAGCGTCGGATTGATTGAATGCAGAGGGGTATGGGTACTGCCCTTGC